TTATTCTGATTTATTGTTCAAAGACTTCCACAATTTAAACGAATACGTCTGTAAATATTCTATTTTTGCTCTGTCTTCGTCGATGGCTTCTTTGAGGTCGAGAACACGGCGTTGAACATCTGGGTCGAGCGCGACGGTGTCATAGCCCAAGCTGCTGGTGGCTGAATTTCCAGTTGATTCAGTTGGCTGTTCGATGTATTTGGTGATGAGGCGCACCCCGCAAGTGCCATCAGCGACACAGCCGCGCAAGCGGCGAAGCTCAGCTTTGTCATTCTCCAGTCCTTTCCACGCACGTTGATCTGCTTCTGAAATTGCAGCGTTTGCCTTAATGCCTATCTGCTTGGCAGCGTCTGCCATAGCCAGTGCTTGCTCGGAGTGCTCAAGCTTGAGATCAGCAATCTGGCTGGACATGCGCCAGCCCTGCACTAACCAGCCACCAGCAAAAGCGATTGCCAGCAGAGCCAGCGCTGTCAGCGTTTTGATGCGATCAGACATAGATATGGCTCCCACATCAGTTCATATGCGATCAGCGCACCTATAAAGAAAACAGGGTGCAGCATCACTGCCCTCCTTTCTCAGCCAGTACCTGTGCAGAAAAATGCCCATCCCGCCCCCAGTCGCGGCACAGCTCGGCAGTCGTGTCGCGGCGCTTGGCCAGGCCGTCCAGGCGCTGCTTTTTGCCGCCCACGGTGCCATACACAAAGCGCTGCATCTGCGGGCACCAGATTTCGAACGGCTGGCCAGCATTGGCTTGCTGCAACAGCGTGGAGGCAGCCACGGTGGCTTCACCCAGGTTGTAGAGCATGTCGATGATGCTGGCGCGCACCCAGATGTTGTACGTCCCCCAGTGAACAAACATGCGCCGCGCTGCGCGCTCGGCGGCAAGGTATTTGGGCAGTTCCAGGCGCTTGCAGTCCTCTGGCGTGTAGTAGCGATGGGGGTCAACCTCGGGGCCCGTCACCCCGTTGCAGACGGTCCATGGCTGGCCCTTGCCGATCACGTCCCGGTAGGGCTTGCCGATGTGCCGGCCGCTGCTTTCGTAATAGGCGCCAATTTCCATGGCCAGCTGCACGGCCTGGCTGGGGGCTTGGTGCTGCTCCACCGTCACATAAGTGGCGGCACCGGCAGCAAAGCCCAGGGCGACTTGCAGCAGCTTGCTGCGCAGGATTTCTGGCACTTTGCTCATCGCACACCCCTCCACGCAGTCCAGGCAGTGATACATGCAGCGCCTAGGCCTACGATGGCCGCCGCTGGCTTGGCCAGCTTGCCCAACCAGTTCAGCACCTTGAAAGCGCCGCGCATGGCTTCAAAGAACTCCAGCAGGTCGGCCAGCTGGGTGCGCAGCTCGTGCAGTTCTTTGCGTGTGGCCGTCAGCTCTGCATTGGCTGTGCTCAGCTCGCGCTCAATGTCGGCCATGCGCTGGCTGCCTTTGTCAAACCGCGCATTGATCTGCTGCAGCGTCACTGCTGGCAGCTCGTTGCCGTAGTCGTCCACCATTGCCCTCTCCTACACTTCGATCAACACATAAGGCAGATCGGGGGCCTGGCCCGTGATCTCGCCAGCTTTCACATAGACCTTTTGTGCGGCTGCTATGCCTAGCGGGTTGCGCACGCGTAGCTGGCCACCACCACCGTCCAGCGTGACCAGTGCCGTGCCATCGCTATAGACCAGGCTGACGGTGCCGCTTTGCACCGGCTCATCCGGCAGCAGGCTCAACAGGCGCTTGTAGAGATTTGTGCTCATGCAGCCACCCTTTCTACGGTCACTTGCTGCCGCACCTTGGGCAGCACGGCGCTCACACTCACGCTGCGTACCAGGCCGCGCCATGTGCCGTCCAGATCTGGCACTTCCAGCAGCTGGCCAGGCTGCAACACGCCGGGATTGGTGCCCCCGGTCAGCACGGGCATGTTGATGGTGTGCAGCAGCTTGTTGCCGCTGGCGGCCAGCTCCCAGCTGCCGCGCATGCGGGCGGCGTCTGCATGGGTGATCAGGTCATCCTGAATCTGTGGGGCCAGCTTGTCGCGGGCGCTCAGGGCGCGCACCACGTGGCCCTGCACGCCACCCACCGGGCCGCCAGTCACATACACGGCGTTGTATTCGGCGCGTGGCTCAGGCTTGAGGTCGTCGGTCACGATCACATCAGGCGGCATGTGCACGTCTGGCGTGGCCTCTGCCCATTCCCACGGCAGCACGGGGTAGCGCGGCGCGATGATGAGCTGCTCTGCCGTGCGGTGGCTGCGCACCACCGCATTCACGCTGGCCGCCACGCGCTGCACAGCCTGCAGGGGCGTGCCCTGGAAGCTGAAAGCACCGACTGGCACCTGCCAGTCTGCAATCTGCCAATCCAGCCCTACGCCTGTGTACTCCAGCGCCTGCGCGGCCAGCTGCTGGGCAGTCATGGCGGCAGCGGGCGTCCATACCTGCTGCGGCATGTAGGGGTCTGCCAGCAGCGTGGTCACGCTCAAGCCCTCTACTTTCACGCGGTGCTTGGCAAAGGCACGGCTGCGTGGGGTAGACATGACGGCAAACACAAAGGGAATGCCATCAATCGACACTTGCAGCCGCGCTGGCAGACCTGCCACGGGGGCCAGCTGCTCCATCAGGTGCTCAGGGCCAGATGCGCTCAGGCTCCAGCAGAAGCTGTCATCGTTGGTGCTGATGGTGGCATCAAGCAGCTGCACAGGCTCCATGCTGGGCAGCAGGTGCGCGGTAAGCGTGTGGACTTGCATATAGATCCGTAGAACTGGAATGCGGTATTGCGCCGCAGGCTCGGGCGTGGGCGTGTCGTCTTTGCAGCAGCAAAACACCAGTGCAGCGCTGCCGGTGTAGGCGTCACGAAACAGCAGCTGCGCTGGCAGGCTGGGCACATAGCACGGCGCGGGTTTAGGGGGCAGCGGTGGCAGCCACATGCCGGGGCCGGGCTTGATGGCCTCTTGATACCTGCCGTGCATGCCCACGCGCAGCGGCAGGCCTTGGCCCATGCGCGCCAGCAGCAGTGCAGCCAGTGGCTGGCCTGGCTGCATGCGGCTGCGCAGCTGCCCGCGCAGACGCACGGCCTGCTGAAAGCCCTGCAGGGCATCTGCGCGCACGGGGGCGGCATCCTGCTGCACGTCTTGCATGCCACTGCGCAAGCGCTGGCCGTCCTGGTACTGCTGGGCCACACCTGCACGCACGGCGGCCGCGTCTTGCACCAGCTCTTGCGCGCTGCAAGCCAGGCGCTGGGCCTGCTGCCACAGCTGCTGCACCTGTGCGGAGACTTTGCGTGCGTCCTGCCAGATCTGCTGCACGTTGGCCTGCATGCGCTGCGCCTGCTGCCAGGCGGCCATGGTGGCGGCACGCCGTGGCGCGGCGTCTTGCATGCTGCTGACTGTCTGGCACACCTGCGGGCGGCTCACATTCACATTCCAGCCGATGGCCACATGCCCACGCAAGCCAGTGATGCGGCCCCTGGCTTGCAGCTGCAGCACGCTGACCACACCCACCTTGCCGCGCAGACCTGTAATGCGGCCTTGCGCCTGCAGCGTGTACTGCGGTGCTTCAACATCACCGCCCGCGCCAAACACCAGCGGCACAGGGTTGCCCGTGGTATGTGGCTGCTGGTCAAAGACCAGTGCGGCAGGCAGGCCGGGGGTGTAGCTCATGTCAGCGCCGTCCCGGTCAACGTGAGCAGGCCGCCAGCGTAGAAGGTAGGCGCATCCTCACCATCAGCCACCATGCCGCCGCCCACTTCAAAGCAACCGCCACCACCCTCGGCCGTCACGCCGCCTTCAGCCAGCACAGCACCATCAGCCGCCAGCAGCACACCCCAGCGTGGTACGCCGGTCTGCAGCACCATGGCCCCTGCGGGTGAGGCCGGGTGCAGCACCAGCACACCGGCATCCACCGCACCCGCGGGGCTGGCCAAGGGGATGTCTGCCAAATATTCCTCCGGCAGCGTGCCGAGCACCTCCGGCCGTGGCGTAGCAAACAGCCGCACGCTGGCCGTGCCTGCGCCCTGCTCCAGCCGCGCCAGCGTGGCCTGCAGCTGCGCCTGCACCAGCGCAGCACTGGTGCGCCATTCGTGTACTGCGGGCGCGGTCATGGCAGCACCTCGGGCTTGAGGTTGTTGGCAATCGTGCTGCGGAACTGGCCTTCATGGTCCCACGCGATCACGTCAAACTCCAGGTCAGGGTTGAGGTCGCGGAATTCGTAGCTGCCGTCCTCTTGGCTCCAGGTCTGCCGTAGCAGTGCACCCGTGCGGCTGTCGTGCAGGCGAACGCGGCGCACAAGAGGGATGTTTTGCGGGTCTGCCTTGCGTTTGACAGTGCCGTAGATGCGACCACACCCGCCCACGTCCAGGTCGATGGTGGTGTATACAGGCTCTACGGCGAGCGTGGCATCTTCAAGTGGCGGGTTGCCTGCGGTGACGGGCGTGCTTGTTGTTAGGGCGCGCAGGTCGATGTTGTAGATCGACGGCAACTGTATGTTTTTATAAATCACACCGCCGTACTCCACGGCATAAACCGTCACACCATCGTGTGTTGCAACGCCATGCCAACTTCGACTAGCAGCTGACGACAGTGCAGCCCAGGTTGCACCACCGTCTGCGCTTTTGTAAATCACACCGCCAGACACCACGGCATAAAGCGTCAACCCGTCGTGTGTTGCAACGCCATGCCAATAACGACTACCCGACGACAGCGCCACCCACGTTGCACCACCGTCTGCGCTCTTGTAAATCACACCGCCAGACACCACGGCATAAACCGTCACACCATCGTGTGTTGCAACGCCATACCAACTTCGGCTACCCGACGACAGTGCCACCCAGGTTGCACCACCGTCTGTGCTCTTGTAAATCACACCGCCGTACTCCACGGCATAAACCGTCACACCATCGTGTGTTGCAACGCCATACCAACTTCGGCTACCCGACGACAGAGCCACCCAGGTTGCACCACCGTCTGTGCTTTTGTAAATCACACCGCCGTGCACCACGGCATAAACCGTCACACCGTCGTGTGTTGCAACGCCATACCAATAACGACCACCCGACGACAGTGCAGCCCACGTTGCACCACCGTCTGTGCTCTTGTAAATCACACCGCCGGACTCCACGGCATAAACCGTCACACCATCGTGTGTTGCAACGCCTCGCCAACTTCGGCTACCTGCTGCCGGTAGCGATACAAATGCACCGCACGCTTGCGCAAAATTGACAGGGCTATATGAGGGGGCTGACAGCACCCCGATGCCCTGCCACTCCAACTGCCCCAAAAACTGCACATGCTCGCCAGCTTTTACCGCATGCATGCGCGGCCAGCCTGCACGCGTGAGCGCTGCCATGCGCCACCCCCACAGCTCAACAGGCTCCGCAAATTCAAAGGTGATTAAAAACCCCGGCTGCCGTACATCTGCAGCGGCAAAAGTCACCGTAGTGGCGCCATCCACAAGCAGGTTGTCGATAGCGCCGGCGATAGGAGGCAAGGTTGAAACCACGCTGGCTGGCACCAGCTCGCCCGCCTCACCCCAAGCGACAAGGCGGGAAAGGGTCAGGTCGTGACCGTCTGTGTCTATGCCGCAAATACTCCAAGAGGTACTCAACATGGCGCACCTCTCGCTTTAGCGCCAAGGGCCGGTGATGTCTATGAAGCCAAGTCCAGATGCAGCACCTGAAGATTCTGAAACTGGCACGGTCATGTAGCGCTTGAAATCACCGTGCTCCACCTCAACAACGCGACGCACACCCCCCAATGCATCTATAGCTCCAGTGTTGATGCATGCCAGCGCTCCGGCAAATTCACCGCGAACACCAGTGTTCGCGAAGCTACCCCCATTGGAGATCAAAACAGGTGCATAGCGCGCCTTAGCATCCGCACTCAAAAGCACGGGGCCTAAAGGCTGCGAGCTACCACCTGATACGGAATTTCTCCACCCTCCCAGTATTTCTGCAGTTAAACCACGCCCAAAGCCTGATACAGACCGCAGCATGGACTGATGGGTACTGCCATATGAAGAAAAAAGAGAGCCGTAATAGACGTGCGAACTCGATGGACTACCTGTCAACACACCCGGAGCCACATCCCCACTGCGGTAACTCACAATGTCTCCGGCAAAATATGCCCCCATGCCGTTGGCTTCCAGGTCAATTACCCGTTGACTGGGGTGCAGCACAGGCAAAAGCGCTGCCCCGTCACCAAACAGCATGAAGTCTTTGCCTGCCCGCGCGCCGCAGTGCCAGTAGTAGCCGCCAGATACCACTGCAGCGGTCGGGATGCCGTTGGTGCCGCTGTCTACCGAGGTCATCGCCTCATACATCATCACGCGGGCATACGATGCGTCGGCGTGATCCACGCGCAGATAAAAGCGCGAGCTGCGAATGTCCGTGGGGCGGTACACCGCCACGTTGGTTTTGCTGTACACCTTCTCCCACCCACACGGTGCACATTTGAAAGTCACCGTTCCAGTGACAGTGCCATCTGGCAAATCGGTGGCAAAGCTCACACTGTTTTCAGTGGCAGCGGTCAGCTTTTGCTCACCATTCAGCGCTGCGGGCGTTGCTCCCGCCACAGCAATAACGGTGTCTTTCATGTAAGGGCCAACGCCGCTGGAAAACGTCAATGTGCAAATACCGTCTGCAATCACACCGCTGTCCACTGACTTGAGCGCATAGCCATTGACCAGGAAAGCGTCCAACAAAGAGATCATTGCCCCCGCGCCAGAGCCGAACTCCAGTGCGCCGGGCAGGCGTGCATGGGTAAATTTGACCGATGTATCAACGGGGGAAGCCATGATGGGTGATCCTTTCCAAATGCAATAACAAGTACTCAAACGTCAGGGGCGGTCCACATCCCCACGCGTCAGCAATCCAAAGCTGTAATCCGTGCCTGCGGCCTCACTGGGCTGCACGGTGCGGATACAGGCAAAGCTCTGCATGGCCCCCACGGTGTTGATGCGCAGCACATTGCCTGCAGCCCAGCCACTGCCCCAGCCTGCGGCTGGCACCGTGAGGTAAGGCACACCGGGCTGGGCGTCTGTCTTGGTGTTGGGGTTGAGGGGCGCGATGTCTGCCGCAATGGGGAAGGTGCCCAGGTTGCCTACGTGCTCGCCAATCACTTCCACCTCGGTGGTGCTCTTGAAGCGCAGCACCCAGCGCTCCGTGATGGCACCCGCATTGCTGACGGTGATGGGGAAGGTGGTGTCGTTGAAATTGGCTGGCGCCTGGTTGCCCTGCACGCTGTCTGCCCAGGTCACGCCGTCCCAGTTGGCCTGGTCAAACACATGCGACACCCGCGCTCGCAGCGTGCCTGCGTACAGCGCGCTGCTGACCACGCTGCCCACGGGGAAGTCGTGGGAGAGCGCCTTGGTCAGCGTGAGCGTGCCATTGATCTGCACATCTGCCACGCGGGCCATTTCTTCAATGCGGTGGAAGACCTGCACGGGCTGCGCCCAGCTGCTGGCGTCTGTCACCGTCACGGTGCCAGCGTCCAGATCTGCCGTCCAGCCGCTTTGCACTTTGGCCCCGGTGGCATCCACCAGCCACACGCGGCTCAGGCGTGTGCGGCCACAGTTCAGGGTCTGCCCGTTGCTGATGGTGGCCGCAGGCAGACTGCCGGTGTGGCCAATCACCACATAGTTTTCTGTGCTGAATACGGGCACACGGCCATCGGCTGGCAGACGCACAGGGTCCATGCCGATGATGTCTGCATCCAGCGGCAAGAAGGTGTAGCTCACCAGATTGAAGCGCAGCGTGGTGGGGTCTACGGAGATGGGGCGCCAGATCTTGCCGGCCTCAATGGCGCCCACCTCGTCAGCATCAAACCAATATTCGGCTTTGTCGGCTTCCGTCAGGCTGGCCACAGACACCAGCTCACCAAACTGGATCTGGGCCACACCGGCTTCATAGTCCAGGCGGCCGCGTGATTTATCGCTGATGAAGTAGCCTTCTGCATCGGGTGTCAGCGTAAAAGCATTGCCGTGGGCATCTGTGATCTGCAGCGTCAGCCCATTGACCGCCACAGGCGCAGCCGGGGTGCGGAAGAACACGCAAGCCGTAGTCCAGGGCTGGCGCGTGGTCCACAGGCTTTGCAGCTGGAAGGCTTGGCCGGGGTTGCTGGTGCCGTAGTTGTGCAAAAAGGCCATGCCGCCCTCGTAGTCCATGCGGCCAGCCACCACGCCAGGGCTGCTGCTGGTGCGGTCGCGGATGATGTCACCATCCACATCCATGTATGTATGGCCCATCCAGCTGAACTGCACACTGCCGGGCACCACGTAGTCTGCAGAGTGCGGCAGCAGGTCAATGTACAGCGCTGGCGGCGCCCAGCTCAGGGTTTCACTCAATGCAGTGGCAAAGCCCTTGCAGTACGTGACCTGTAGTGTGCTGGCCGCCAGCACTTCTTCGCTGACCGATGCTGTGCTGTACTGACCACCACGGCTGTACAGGCCACCACCGCCAACAGATACACCGCTGAAGCTGGGGCCAGACTGCGACTCAAACGCGCGGCTGCTTTCATGGTCTGAGCTGTAGCTGCTGGTGGTGGCATCCAGATCCACCAGCTTGACGGTGACCGTCTTGCCCGCGTAGTTGACCGAGCCACGGCCTGACAGGCCGCCCTGCCCGTCATCGACCAGCTGGTGCTGCACCTGGTCTTGCGTCTTGCTCAGGCGCTGGCTGGCAGTGCTGTAGCCACCATGGCTCTGGCTGATATAGCCATTGCCGTAGCTGGTGGCGTAGCTGCGCTCACTCTTGTTTGCGTTGCCACCGCTGGACTGCGCACCGCTGCTGGCAGAGACATTGCGCACGGTCATCCAGCGCAGCTCCAGGCTGCCTGGGGCGGGCACGGAATCCAGCGCAATCGTGGCCCAGCCGCCCGCATCTGGGCTGGCCGATACCGACTGGGTCACTTTGGGCGCCCAGCGGTAGCTGATCTGGAACTCGCCACCCGCATCAATCCACGCCGTGGGGCGGATCAGGATCTGGCCGCTGGCGTGGTTGACCAGCCCTGTGCCGCCACTGCCCACCAGCGCAGTGCCACCGCCTGCATCGCTGATGGTTTTGAGCACGCCGCCACTTTCCCAGCTGACTGCTACGCTGCCGGGCTGCAGGCACTGGTGCTGCAGCTGCAGGGCGTACTCTGGCTGGCGCACTTGGGCCGCGCTGCCGGTGCGGTTGCTAAAGCCCGTGGTTTCACCCCACTGGAACAGCACCATGCTGCCCACGTCTGGGAAGGCTGGCAGGCTTAGCGCCACGTTGCCGTTGCTGTAGTTGACGGTGCCCACGGCATCGCCCTGCAGCTCGCCGCTGCCATTGTCCTGGCAGGTGTACCACTTGCCCAGGGCACGAAAGCTCACCACCACCGTGCCGGGGCTGGGGAATGGGCGCAAGATGGTGGTCCAGCTGTAGCCCCGGTTTTCCTGCGTCACGGTAAAGCGCTGGGTGTGCGGGGCCACGGCCACGGTGACTTCACGCGGGCCAGTGGCCAGGGTGATGCTGCGCAGTGCAGCCGGGCGCTGGTCCAGGCTGATGGTCTCGCTGCGGCTGCTGGGCACCAGCTGGGTGTAGATGCTGGCCACCTTGATCTGCCGCGAAGGGTCGCCCAGCTCGTAAGCCGCCGTCAGCGTGCTGGCTCCATAAAAGCGCATGGCATCTGCCACGGTGGTGTCACGCAGCTTGGCAGCCCCGGCATCCGCCGTAAACAGGCGGTTAGGCTCACTGCCTTTGAAGGCATGGCTCAGGCGCGGTGAGATGTCGCAGGTGGACACCAGCGCCTGGTAGTCCTTCACCTCAGCGCCTTGCATATAGGAGAAGGTGCGCTCCACGGTCTCCGTGCGGCGAATGCGCACGAACTGGGCGCGCTCCGTGGGCTGGCCTTCGTCCTGCACAATCACCAGCGTGGCCCCAATGTTGGGGGCCGCCGTGCCCACACGGTGGAAGATCTGGATGTTGCCCTGATTGGCCACGTGATTGCCCAGCAAAATGCCGCTCCAGACCGTGCCCGCAATCTGGTAATCCGCAATGGCCTTGGCAATCTGGGTGCGGGTGGCGAACATGTCACAGGCGGCCAGCGTTACGCTCACATTGGGGTCTGTGGGCATCTGGTCGATGATGATGTTGGCATCCAGCAGCGGGTCGGTGCTGCCCGTCTGCACGGCCGCATGCAGCTGGCGGATGCTCACCTGGCCGCCAGCGCGTGCCACTTCGGTCACATCGTCAAAAATCTGGTTGCTCTTGCCCCACTCCACCACTTGCCCGGTGGGGCCGCCACCGCCTTCGGGCACGTCGTCCATCACTTTGGACTTGAGCAGCTTGATGTCGCCGTCTTGAATGGCCATTGCGTTCTCTCTTGCTTTACACGGTGATCAGTCGCAGCGTGGCGACGTAAGGGTGGGTGCTGGCAGGCAGCTCAGGGCGGCTGATGGGCCGCGCAGAAATGGGCTCATCTGGCGCAAACTGCACAGTGAACTCACGGCCATCGGCCAGCTTCAGCAGGTATTGGCCTGCGGGGTCATCTGCCAGCGCCTGCACGGCCAGCAAAGTGGCACGGCGTATCCAGCCGTGGTTTTCTGTGGCCTCCAGCGTGATGGGGCGGCCTGCCAGCTTGGCGGCGGCATCAATCACCTGTGCGCCGGTGATGCTGCGCTCTACGCTTTTTTGCACGGCAGACCAGTCAAACTCATCCGTCCACAACATGCCGCGTGGCAGCTCAATGCCTGCCAGAAAATGCCCCGCCATCAGAACCGCCCTCCTGCCATCTGCGCACCACGCTCCAGCAGCTCAAACAGTGCATTGAGTGCATCGCTGCTGGCGCTGTCTGCCACATGGATGCCCAGCACATCACCCCCAGGCAGTGCAATTTCGTGCCGGATGATTTGCTGCACCTGCTGCGCGCCCCAGCCTTGCTGCTGCTCGGGCTGCGGCTGGCCAGTGGGCTGCTGGCGCATTTCTGCCAGCAGATCGCGGTTGCTGGGGCCTGTGTCTGCGCTGGCCAATTGCTCACGCCGTGCCTGGTTCTGGCGCTCCAGCTCGTCACGCGCAGACTGGCGGCGCTGTTCATCCTCATCTTTGCGGATGCGCTCTTGCACCTTCTCCAGCTCGCGGTCATAGGCCCACTTGCCCTGGCGCTGTGCTTTGCGCAGGCGCTCGGCTTCTTCTTCGGTGGCCCCCCGGGGCACCGCGAGGCTTTGCGATGTGCGCCCGGGTTTGTTGCCGGGTGCTGGTTTGGTGTCGCTGCCGGGCTGCTTGTCAGGTGCAGGCTTGTTCTCGGCGGCTTGCTGCTGATAGCGCAGGCGCTGCTGCTCGGCTTTGGCCCAGGCTTGCATTGAACGGTCTGCAGACTTTTCTGCCGCGTCAGCTGCTTTTTCAAACGCCAGGGCAATTTCACGCGGGGTGGCGGTGCCGCTGTCGCGAATGGCCTCATAGGCTTTGCGGGCAGTTTCTGCCGTACGCAGCAGCGATTCATCTGACACCACACCCAGCTGGCGCATGGCTTCCTGCACGCTCTGGATGCCGGGGGTGGAGTCTTCCAGCGCCGTCTTGAGCTCACGCGCCTTGGCGGCAGCCTGGTCCAGCAGGCCATCAGCCACCTCATCACCGAGTTTTGCACGCAGCTCTTCAATCTTCCCTTTGAGCGCCTCCACTGCCTGCTGGCTGTCTGCCGTGTTGATAGCTTTGCTCAAGCTGACCTGCAGGGCCCGGGCTGCGTCTACGCCCTGCGCTTGCAGGCGCTCCATGCTTGCTGCAATGGCGTCCACATCATTGATGGCGCTGCGGCTTGCGGCGCCGATGCGGCCACGCAGCACGTCAAAATCCAGCCCCGTGCGCAGCACAGCCTGGTGCACCACGGCATCCATCACCTGCGCCAGGCGCTCAGCCTCACGCGCGCCGCCTTGCAGCGCTGTCTGGGCATTCACGGCAAATACGCCCAGGTCGATCTTTTCCAGCGCACCCTGCCATGCCTGGGCAAATTGCTCGGCAGTGATCTGGCCATCTGCCTGCAGCTTGTCCAGCACGGCAGCGGCGTTCTGGATGCCTGCTTTGCCAGACAGGTCAAAGCCCTCACCAATCTTGGCCAGCGCCTCATCCACCCGCTTGCCTTCGCGCACCATGCCCTGGAAGGTGGCAATCAGGCCCTGTCCCTCTTTGCTCAGGCCAAAGCTGGCATTGCGTGCGGCTTCTTGCTCTTGCGCCAGGCGCTTGGCGGCTGCGGCGGCTTCGTCTGCAGCGGCCTTTTGCGCACGGGCTGTGGCCTCCATGCGCTTGAGCTCTGCCTCAGCCTTTTGCATCTGGCGGCCGGCCTCAGTAAAGCTCATGCCCCACTCGACCACGCTGCGGATGCCGCTTTCAATCTCGCTGCGGAACAGCACGGCTGTGGCAATCAGGCCCACGGGGCCACCCAGCAGGCCGGTAACGCCACGCACAGCAGAGCCAAACAGGCCCATGCGCCCTGCGGCATCTGCTGCCACCTTGCCACCGCTTTGCACTGCTGCAGCGGCTGCCTGCTGTGCCTTGGCGGCCTGCCCGGCAAAGATGGCCGCATTTTTGGCATTGCGCGCCAGCTCTGCCTGAATGAATGCCGATGTTTTGGCCGCTGCCGCCTGCGCACCCATGGCTGCTGCGCTTGCGCCCACGGCCGCAGCATTGGCCTTTTGCGCAGCGGTGTTGGCAACGGTGGCCACGGTGTTGGCTTCCATGGCCTGCGTGGCAGCCAGCGTTTTGGTGGCCCAGGCGCCAAAGTCGCTGGCCAGCTGGGCAATCTTCAGGGCTGCCCACAGCTTGCCTGCGGTCTGCAGGCCATTGACCAGCGTGTCAATGTTCTCGGCCAGGTAGTTGATGGCCTTGGCGGCGTTCTCCGTGCTCAGCAGGCCTGCATCTGCGCTGCCCACGTACAGCATCCACTGTGTGCGCAGGTTTTCCAGCGCACGGCCCACGGTGGCAGGCAGCTTGCCAAACTCATTGGCCACCACATCAGCCTGGCCCTGCAGGGCTTTGGTGACCACTTCTGTGGTCAGTGCCCCCTCACCCGCCAGCTTGCGCAGCTCACCCGTGGTCACGCCCAGCCCATCTGCCATGGCCTTGGCCAGGCGTGGGGCCTGCTCCATGACACTGTTGAACTCTTCACCGCGCAGCACGCCAGACTGCAAGCCCTGGATGAGCTGGGTGATGGCTGCATCAGACGCCTGCGCGCTGGCACCAGACAGCTGCACAGCCTGGTTGATGGTCTCCGTGAGCGCCATGGCCTGCTGGGCAGCAGCTTGGGCGCTTTGGCCTGCGGACTTGCCTGCATCGGTCAGCCGCGCAAACAGCGTGGCGGTGCTGCTGAGGCTGCTGTAAGTGGCTTGCGCCACGCGGGAGACCTGCTCCCACGACTGGGCAAACAGCTGCCCCTCCCCCGTGGCCAGCTCTACGCGGGCGCGCAGGTTCTTGAATTCGTCCGCGACATCTGCAATCTCTTTGGCTTTGCCAATGGCCCAGCTGCCGCCCAGGGCCACCATGGCAATGGACTGAATGCGCTGGATCTGCGCGGCGATATCACCCAGCCCGTCTTTGAGTGTGCGCTGCGCGGCCAGCTGCTGGACAGCTGCACCAGAGGCCGCCGCAGCCGCCTGCTGGTAGGCTGGGGCCATGCGCTGCACTTCTTCACGCTTCTGAGCGATGGCGTTTTTCAGGTTGCGCTCATGAATGTTCAGATCCGTGGTGGCCACGCCCAGGCGCTGCATCTGGGCCGTGGCGTCTTTGAGCGCTGCGCGCTTTTGCTGCAGTGCGGCCGACACATTGCGCACATTGCTGACCGCGCCTTTGTACTCTTGCTGCAGCGCAGCTTCTGCGCGTGCGGCTTTCTGCGCTTCAGTACCCGCCTGCTTCAGTGCCGCCTTGCGCTGGGTCAGCTCGGTCTTGGCAGCGGCAATGGCGGCTTTCAGGCCTTCTTCTGCGCGCTTGTAGTCTTCAGTCTTTTTGCCTGCGGCGTCTGTCTCTTTGCGCAGGGTGCGCAGGGCATTGCGCTTGCTGTCCAGGCTGCGCTTGGCATCGGCCACGGCGGTCTGGGCCTGCTGCTCTGCCTCTGCAAAGGCCTTGGCTGCAGCGGCTTCGGTCTTGAGCTCAGTGCCCAGGCGCTTGGCATCGTCTTGTGCCTTGCGAAATTCAACGCTCAGATCGCGGGTCTGCGTACCCAGCTCTTTGAAAGACTCCAGCGCCCGCTGCTTGGCCCCCAGGGCGTCGAGTGCCTCTGCTGCCTCTTTGGCATGCTCGGACAGCTCATCATCCAGCACGCCGCCGAGGGCACGCAGGTCATTGGCCAGCTCATCAACATTGCGCTGGCCTTTGACTATTGCCTCAATGGCAATCTGAATGGGCTTGGGTGTGGACATGGGTGCAAGAAAGTCAACGGTTTGCGCTGCAGCTGATCAGCCGCACTGCAAACCGCCCCGGCACGGGGCCGGGTGGGTTTGACGGGTTGAAGGGCTTCAGGAGACAACCACGGGGCGGCCATCGCAGTAGATGGCTTCGCCATTGGCGGGCTTGAGGGCTTCCAGGCCAAACTCCATGGCCACCACATCTGTGCCCTCAGCAATCAAGGGCAGATCACCGTTAGGGGTCAGCGTGACTTTGGGCAGATACCAGTCGCGGTTGCCGCCTGCGGCGTTGTCAGACACCACGCGCAGCGCACCGGTCAGCTCTGCCTTGGCGCCAGACTTGACGGACTCAAACGCGCCCGCCACGGTCTTGTAGCCAAACTGCACCGTGGTTTCGGCCGTGATGGCACCGCCCTCCAGGATCTGCACGCGGCCGGTGGCGGTGTCCACGTTGTAGTCCTTGCCTGCCACCAGCGCCTGGCCTTGTGCACCGCTGCTCTCCAGATGCACGGTGATGTCTGTCACATTGCGCACGCCCAGGGGGTTTTCTGCGCTTGCACCCAGCTGGTACTGGCGCCCGGGCAGCACCTTGCGCTTTTCGCCGGTGACGGTCTGCGCGGCCTGGGTCTTTTTCTCCACCGTACCGGCCAGCCACAGGGCTGCGTTCTGGGGGCTGAAGTTGTCGCACGACAGTGTGCCGGTGCGCGAGACTTCCACAATCCAGCTGCCGTCTTTCTCGCGCAGGCCAGACTGGCTGCTGTAGTGGTCGGTCTTTTCGGTGCTGATGGTCAGCGACACGCCGGGGCAGTTGCCCAGGTCAATTTCGCCCGTGAGCTGCTCGCTGGCGTTGTAGGGGTCAAAGTACACACGACCGCGTGGGATCAGGTACTGGTTGGTGGTGTGGTTAATAGGCATATCCAATCCCTATGTGTGATGGTCACTGCTGACCGTTGAAAACAGAGGTGGTGGTGAACGTCAGCTCAAAGCCAATGAGCGCCACATCCACAACATCCACTGGCAGCACGCGGACCAGCTTCAGCTCAGTCCATGCGCGGCTGGCAACCGGGCGCCAGTTATGCAGCGCGGCAATGACGGCCTCGATCACGCCATCCAGCACATCTGCCGCATCGCTGGAGCGTTTGCTCACCAGCACAACCTGCCATTCGGGCTGCAGCTGCACCGAGCGCTGGTTGCCACTGGGCACAGAAGCGCCACCCATGCGCACATCGACTGCAGGCACAGGGCGGCGGTCTGCATCGTCAGTCCCTGTGCGCACGGCCCAGCCAGTGAGCGCAGGCAGCTCCCGCAGGCGCTGGGCCATCAGCTTTTCAAGCGCCAGCATCTGTGGCTCCTTCAAAAACGATGGGGAAAGTGGCCCAGCCCGAGGCGTCCGGGATCACGGCACCGCTCACCCGGACTGGCCGGCCATTGACGCACAGCCCTGTGCTGCCCTCTGCAATGCCTGGTGCATTGGCTACGCACATGGATACGGCGTAGCGGTCAGCAGTGACCACCTCGGGCATAAAGCCGGTGTCTGCCTCACGGTCCAGCATCACGCCGAAGGGCGCACCGCCGTTCCAGGTGGCCGTGGCATTGCTCAGCATCTGTGCAACGCCCTGATTGATCAGGGCTTCCACGTCAGCAAAAGGCGCAAGCTGCTGCGTCATGGCTGCGCCCAGGCTTAACCGCGCTTGGCACGCAGCAGCATGCCGGGACGGGTGCACATGAACAGCGGGTAGCTGTACACCTCGGGACGCACCCAGGCCTGGCGGTCCTTGTCCGGCACGATGAGGGCGTACACGTCCTGGCCGGGCGTGTTCACAAAGGGCAGGAACTCGGCAGGCGAGAAGCCAGCCTTGAAGGCCTCTGGCGCGCCTACGGGGAAGAAGTGGCACTTGTCGCTGCCAATGGCCACCGTGCTCTTGTCATCAGTGCCACGGTAGTTGATGAACAGGATGTTGCCGTACTTGAAGGTGCTAAAGGCCTGGCCCACGTCGTTGCGCAGCTCGCTGGCTTCCTGCTGGCCCAGGTAGGTGCTGCGCGTTTCGGGGTTGCCCACCAGGTCATCGAAGAAGTTGTCACCACACAGCGCTGCAGCGTAGGTTTGGCCGGGCAGCCAGGCACCATGGCTGGCACGCACCATGGCGCGCACCACTTCATTGCACTTCTTGCGAATCTCACCGCCATCCGCAGTGGCAGATGCCAAGTTGAAGTTGATTTCATCGGGCTGCTTGATGTCAAACCCGCTGTACCAGTTGAACAGCTCCGAGCCATCCGCATCCAGCACCTTGCCTTGCACAGCACCCAGGCGCATGTTTTCGTGCGTCAGCTCCATGGCTGCGCGCAGGCCTGTCTTGCCGTTCATGATGTCGGCCACTTCATCCTGCACGGCCTGCAGCTCACTGGTGGTGCCAAACGCACGAATATTCTGGATTTCGTGCGCATACAAGGTCTTGCCACGCGCCAGGCGCACGGTGCTGAAGTGCTTGACGCGGCGGCCTTCACCCTGGCCCTCTTCAATGGGTGCGCCACGCTGCGAGGATTTGATGAGCGAGAGCACGCCGCCCTTTTCCTCCACCGTGATGGTGGTGGTGCGGGAGCGGTCGGGCGTAAAAATGCCCATCTGGCCCAGCAGCTGGGGCACATAGGGCGCGCGCTGGATGGCAGCAGACAGCGAGGTCATGCTGAACTCATCACGGTTAAAGATTGCAAGATCTGCCATGGTGTTTCACCTCTTTCTTTCCGGCGCGATCAGCGCGCCACAATGCCCAGCGCAGCCAGCTGTGCCAGCGCGGCGGTTTTTTGTTGCTCGGTAATGCCTGCTGGCCAGAGCAGCGCATGGGCGGCCACTTCGGCATCACGGGCGGTAATCACGCCGGGCTTTTCACCCAGGGTGGCGTCCACTTCCGCAAACAGCACGGCCGCAGCGGTCTGGCTGCCGTCAGGGGTCTCGTCCTCTCCACTGCCTTTTGTGGGGGCCAGGGGCACGTAGTGGCCGGTGGCAGCCACCTTGCCCAGCACAGTGCCTGGCAGGGCATGCACACCTTTGGCAATGGTCACCACATCACGAGAACGGGTGCCATTGGCTTCGCTCACCAGGTAGCTGGCAGCGCTCGGGGTCTTTACAAACATGGTTTGCGCTCCTTTTTTGTCAGCAGTCGCTTACTTGCTGTTCACGCCAAATGCGCGATCCCAGCCTGCGGAAATAGCTGCAGGGCCTGCATCTGCCTGCGTGGCTACGGCTTCCACGCCAGACACATCAGGGTTGCCCATGGCCGCCATGGCTGCAGCAAACGGATTGGCAGGTGCAGCAGCGGCAGCAGGTGCGGCGTCCAGGAAGCCCTTGGCCTGCTCGGCACTCAGGCCTGTGGCAATGCACTGCTGGGTGATCGATGGGTTAGCCGCTGCATTGGCATGCCCCAGGATGGCGGTCACGCGGGCACGCTCTGCCTGCACGCCATCTGCATAGGTCTTGCCCTGCTCAGGAGCTGCCGACGCAGCTGCGGCCGCTGCAGCAGCAGGCGTAGTGGCACCAGCGGATGCAGTCGTAGCTGCAGCCGCTGCATTCGCGGATGCTTGATTCATAGTGGTTCCTTCTGATTGGTGAGACATACCCACGCCCGTTGACACGGCATGAGTGCGCCGGGCCGCCAGCTCAGCCACCACCGCATCCACAGTGCCGATGCGGTCTGCCAAGCGCGTGGCGACAGCTGCCACGCCCCGGTACACGGCTGCGCGCGTGTTGCGCACCGCCTGCTCATCCAGCCCACGGTGCTTGGCCACGGCCTGGATAAACATCTGATAAAGCCCCTCAATGTCGGCCTGCAGCGTGGCGCGCACGCCCTCAGGCAGGGGCTGGTATGGGTTGCCGTCGATCTTGTGTTCACCGGCAAAGATGTGTGTGACGTTGATGCCGTCATTGGCAAGTGCGCGGCTGAAGTCCACATGGCGCATCACCACACCGATGGACCCCACATAAGAAGTCGGTGTGAGCACCACTTCATCCGCTGCACTGGCCGCCAGATAGGCAGCACTTGCAGCCATGCCATCTGCAATGGCCACAATGGGTTTGCTGCCACGGGCGGCAAAAATGCGCTCTGCCAGCTCAAAAGCGCCAGAGACTTCACCGCCGGGGCTGTCGAGCACCAAGGCAATGGCATGCACATCACTGCGGCCAAGGGCATCTTCCATGTCGGCTGCAATGTCGTTGTAGCCAATGAGCAGGCTGCTGTTGGCATCAATCCTGGTGCGGTGCACCAGAGCGCCCATGGCGGTGATGACGGCCACCCCATCCACCACGCGGTAGCCGCGCTCGGTACGCTCACCACGGCGGGTGCTGAACATTTCAGCAGGCAGTGCAGCCTGGGCCGTCAGATCTGCGGCCTCAAAGCGCAAACCGTCTGCACCCAGCAGGCGGCCACCAAGGCCGGCCAAAATGGCGTCGAGCTTTTGGGGATGGACCAACAGCGGCGTGTTGAACACACGCGCTGCAAGATGGGGGTACATGCGGCTGCTCATGCGGATACCTCTTTGTCTTTTGCGGGCTCGTCCTGCTCAGGCCCTTGCTTGCCGACCACCCACTGCGCCGCAGCAGGTGCCGCAACACCCAGATCTGCACGGCGTTTTTGCTCCACGGCCTGCTGCACCAGAACTTCCTCCCAGTCCAGGCCCTGCTCTGCGCACTCCTGCTCCAGCGTGGAAACGCCGATTTCCAGCCGCAGCTTGGCGGCCGTGATTTCTTTGACGGGGTCCACCCAGCCACGGCCACCGAACACAAAGCGGCAGCGGCAGTAGGCGTAGCGGTTGGCGTAGAAGTCGGGCGCTTCAATCACACCGGCATTCACGGCCTCTTCCAGCCACAGCTCGTAGATGGGCTTGAGCCAGTGCGTCATGAGCCAGCGGCGGCGGCCCTGGAAGTAGCGCCAGGCCTCCAGCAGCACGGCACGGGCGCTGGAATAGTTCAGGCGGCTGAAATCTTTGGCGAACAGCTCATAGGGCAGGTTCATGCCTGCGGCGATGCGCCGCTCCACCGCCTGCATGAATGCCTCAAACGCCACATTGGGGCGGCTGGGGGCAAAGCTCTGCAGGCGTGCGCCGGCAGGCAACGGGATGACAGCTGCGCCCTGCAGCTTGCCAATGCTTTGCGCCTGCTTGACGGACTTGCCCCAGGCCTCACGGGGATCGTCGCCAAACAGGGCTGCGGCAGATTCCTGGTCCAGGTTGGATTCCAGGAAGGCGGCCACCAGCGAGTTGGCCAAGCTGGCCTGCAGCTCGTTCTGCGCATACTTGCCTGCCATGTGGAATTCGCGCATCACGGCGCTCACAATGGGCTTGCCGCGCGATTGGCCTGTGCGCTCTTTGGCATGCAAGTGCACCACCCGGCGACGCCCCCAAGGCGTGAAGGCAGGCACCCGCTCCCAGCGGTACAGATCGTGCACTTCATGCCCGCTCAGGTATGGCGCATCGCCAGGGTGTGCAGCGCGGAAGTGATAGGCCACAGGGGCACCGTTGGTGTCGTACTCAATGCCACGGCGAATACGGGCCATGCCCTCCAGGTGTGGAGGCGTCTCCAGCCGGTCAGACTCAATCAGGCACAGGCGGGTAGCCCATGGGCTGTCTGGGCGGGGCAGCCACTTGGGAATAGCCACTGCATCACCATTGAGCATTTCACCGCTCAGGGCCAGCACTGTCATGCCCAGCAGGTCCAGCGTGCGGGCGGCATCGCAATCCGTGGTCTCTGCCCAGCTGCGGAAATGGGCCTCCACCTTGTTGCCCCACTCCCGCGCCTGCTCTACGGACCAGCCCAGCAGGCGGTAGTCCGGCATGGCAGAAAGGCGCAGCACCGCACCCACAATGTTGTCACGGTGGGTCTGCAGGCCACCGGCCATGAGGCCGTCATTGCGTGCCAGGTCACGGCTGCGGCTGGTGAGTGCGCCCAGTTCAGGCAGCAGATCAGCATCAGGGCTGCCCAGGCCGGGCTGCCAGTCACGCAGTGCCAGGTCGGTGTGAGACGCGCCCTGGTACGCAGACATGCTGGCACCCGCTGCCACAGAAGCAGCTGCGCGAGTACGGCGGGAGAGAGATTGCTTGCGCCCCATAACTACACCAGATAGATGGGGCCACGACGCTTGCCAGTGCGGCTGTCAAGCTCTTCATGGATGGCTTGAATTTGCCGCTCAATCTGGGTCGTGTCCTGATTGAACTGAACGGAGCGGCCGCCCCCGCTGGCTGTGGTGGGCAAGGTCAAACGCGCCTCCAGCGCCTGCATCAGCTTGTCGCGCTTGGCCTGGAGTTGCTCAACAGAAAGATGGCGGTAGATACCCATGCGCCGATGATCGGCGAGGTGCTGCGACAAAACCAGACGAACTAGTTCTTTAAATTTTGTCGCAGGCGGCTAGGCCTTATGCAGCAAAGAAATCAACAATCAATTTAATAGCATTTTTGTGGAAACCGGGCACTCAATGACCATTGCGCATTCCCCAAACAGGCAGAGCTATGTCTGAATGGATCTCCATTGTTATCCGCCTATTTTTGGGTGCCGCAACGTTGTGCATCACGGTCAGACCTGCATGCCATCGTGAAGCAACATACAAAAAAAAGATGCCATTGCATCCATTTAAAACAATCAATGCTGCAGAAAATAAAAAAAGATGCAAAAGCATCTATTGATTGCCGTGCATAGCCATATGTGGTAAAAATAGATGCAAAGGCATCTTTTAACACCATGAAACACAGCATCCACACCGTCGCAGACCTCGGCCTGATTTTGCGTGCAGTACGTAAAAGCCAAGGCTTGCGCCTGGACGATTTGGCAGGCAGCGCAGGCGTTGGCCATGTGTTTGCCCGTGAGGTGGAGCACGGCAAAGCAACCGTGCAGATGGGCCGCGTACTCAAGCTGCTTCAAGAAGCAGGCCTTCAGCTTACCGTAGACATCCCATCCAGCGCGCTGGAGCAATTTGAAGCGCTGCAATCCACGGGCCTCAAACCTCTGAAGCCACGTACACGCAGCAGCAACGCAAAGGCCAAGGCATGAGCACGGCACGCCAGCTTCTTGTGCGCATCAATGACGCCACAGTGGGCACCCTCAGCACCCAAGACGACATCTGGCGCTTTGCCTACGCCCCTGAATGGATAGCAAGCCCCCAAGCATTTGCGCTGGCTCCAGGACTGCCGCTTTCAACAGCTGCATACATTGACGGAGCCACCCAACGCCCCGTGCAGTGGTACTTTGACAACCTGCTGCCCGAAGAACAACTGCGCAGCGTGTTGGCCAAAGAAGCCCAAATTGATGAAGCCGACGCTTTTGGCATGCTGGGCTACTTTGGCGCAGAGTCAGCAGGCTCACTGGTGCTGGCTGCACCGGATGCAATCGCTGCAGCAACGGGGCTGCAACCTCTGCCTCTGCCAGAGCTGAATGTCCGCATTCGCAACCTGCCCCGCGCCACGCTCACGCAAAAATCGCCCAAGCGCATGTCACTGGCGGGTGCGCAGCACAAAATGGTGGTGGTCTACCGCGATGAGCAACTGTTTGAGCCACTGCCCGGTACGCCCTCCACCCACATCCTCAAGCCGGACAGCCAGTCTGCCGACTACCCGCACTCCGTCATCAACGAATACTTCAGCATGCGCCTGGCCGCAGCAGTGGGCTTGAACGTACCCGCCGTACACCGCCTTTATGCCCCAGAGCCTGCATACATTGTTGAGCGCTTTGACCGCCGCACAGGCCCGGATGGCAGCACCCAGCGCCTGCACATCATTGATACATGCCAGTTGCTGGCCAAGTCACGCGCCTTCAAATACGAGCAGGCAACCTTGGGCACACTGGTTCAGGCTGTAGAGCAATGCACCGCCAAAGCCGCCACACGCCTGCAGCTGTACCGTTGGCTGGTGTTTAACTACCTGCTGGGCAACGGCGACAACCACCTCAAAAACATCTCTTTCCTCATCAGCCACGAAGGCATACAACTCGCCCCCGCTTACGACTTGCTGTGCACCGCGGTGTATGACACCCGATCGTTCAGCGAAAGCCCCGTCTGGCCTAAAACCCAACTGGCGCTGAGCTTGGGCCAAGCCACCCAGTTTGAACACGTCAACCGCGCAGTCATGCTGCAGGCGGGGGCAGATTTAGGCTTGTCCAAAGGCACCGCAACACGCGAACTGGACAAAATGCTCAAAACACTGCCAGAGCATGCCGACCAACTGATCGCAGCAATTGAATCCAGCTACCCTGCTCAGGCCACCAACTACCAGGCGGGTGAACTACGGCTGCTGCGCGCCATACGCCATGTGATCGTGCAAGACACACTCCAGCGCTTGCAATAAAGACCACCAAAACACAAAGCCCCTGCCAGCCAACGCCAGCAGGGGCTTTCTTCAAGCAAAATCAGCCGCTAACGCTTACCCAGCAAGCGCTAGCAGCTATCATATTTAAAAAACCTCACCCAAGCACAGCGCGAGACGTGTCAGAAAGCCTTGGCTTGCGGTCGCGCTCGAGGCGGGGGGATATGGGGGCGGCTGCCGCTGCAGAGGTGGTTGCAGCGGCGGCGGCTTTGTTGGCCGCGCGCAGCTCGCGTATCTGGGCGCGTTCGGAGAGTTGGTGGGCGCAGGCGGTGACCAGTGCGGCCAGCTGCGCGTCGGAGGGGATGACGTCGTGCTTGGCAATGTGCTGGGCGAGCGCGTTGAGGGAAGTGACCATCTGGTCATCACCCACCACCTGTGCCTGGGGAATGGTGGGCTGGCCGTCACTGTCATAGCCAAAGCGGAGCAGGTAGCGCACGCGACGCCAGTCACTGTTGCGGCCGGAGGCAATGGCCTCAAACACAGTCTGCGTCACTTGCGCGGCGGCCTGGGCGGCCAGGCTATTGGCCAGCTCAATGCGGGCGGGGTCGTAGGCGGGCTTTTGCAGCTCGGCCTCCATGCGGTTGAAGGCGGCGATGTAAGCCAGCTTCCAGCGCAGTGCCTCTTTGCCGGTAAAGCCCATGGCAAGGAGCATGAAGCCGTCGCGGTTCATGCGGTAGGCAGATTCTTGTCGAACGCCACCATTGCCAATCTCAACCTCTTGAGACATACGCGCAAAATTGCGCGCATGTTCTTCACCAATTTCTGCAAGTAAATTTCGAATAGCACGCATCACATCACGATGACGTTTGCCAAAGGACTGTGCGACTTGCAAGCTGGTGGTGGTAACGGTGCCGTCGTGAATTGAAAGCTCAGGGCGAGCGCAAACAACGGATGCAGAAGAACCGGGAGTGATGTCAGCCATGGTGAGGCTCCTGTTGATGGACTTTGTGATCCATCACCTCGTCCGCCAAGCCAAGGTGATGGGCCGTGCAGGGTTGGCGGACCGGCAACAGGCACCGGCACACCCTCGCGGGTGTCCCCACACGACCCACCGTAAAACGGTAGCCATGCGTGTACAGCATGCTTAAGAAAGCAAAAGCCGCAGACCATTTGTATGGCGCGGCTGCTGCGCCTGTTGATTTCCGGGCCGCCAAGCCCAGATCACGCGGGAGGGCGTGATGCACAGATTGTACATATTTATTAAAAATCCCTACATGTCAGTGAGAATTAATTGTTTTTTGAGAAAAATAATTTAAATTCAAAAATTAATTAAAAAATAGGGAAATTTATTATGAAAGCACCCATTATTCTTCAATTTGAAGGCCACACAGCAGATGAAGGACATCTCGATTTATACGATGCATCAGAATCACTTAAAGGACTTGCTACAACAATAAATATAATTACTCATGGATTCGTTCACAACAATGAAGTGCGTACGAAAGTTCCAAAACAAAAAGATTTCAAAACATACTTTAGCGGTGCAAAAAAGGGGTGTTTTGATTTTGATATCGATGTCACATTTTCCGAAAAGTCTGTAAATGAGCACGGAAAAACAGTAATCATTGCAAGATACTGGGATTATCTTTCACTAAGCATAGCAACTGCAGTAGGTGTAGAGTACCGCCCTCAAACACCATACATTAAAAATCTCTTAGACGAATCGCCTGAAATATTTGACGAGATGGCTCTTGAATTGGAGTCTCATCTAATTGAAACACATAGACCGATTAGAACAAATAATGCTTTAGCAGCTAAATTTATACGCCCACACGTTGGCGAAAAAATTGTCCTCAATCAGGACACATTATCTTTTATTAGCACATCGATAAAATCAGAAACTCCTGAAAGTTGGTCTGGCAATGTTACTCGATACAATCTAATCACTGGCGTTGGGCGCGCCTATATTACCGAAATAGGCAGAACTGTTCCATTTTTTATTAAGGATTTTACTGGTTCCAACAATCACATTCATAGACAAGCTGCTCAATCAATGAACGAGGGCGCTGAACAAGGAGTTAGAGACGGCGGGCGCCGTCTATTTCTAGGTCTAAAAACTGTCGGCAATAGGGAGCAGATAAAACGAATCGAATTAACTGACATTGTTGATCCTAGAGAACTTTGAAATGAGTGAAGCCTCTAACTTTTGTGCTAACTTCATAAAGCTGCCATGGATAGAAAGATGCATGACCATGGCAGAATGGTCAGCAACATGGCAGAATATAGGGATTGTAGTAACACTAATAGTTGGAGCTGCTACCGTATGGAAGATTTGGTCTGATATTGACACAAGTCGAGCGCAAAAGATTAATTCTGAAAAGCTTGAACGCACAAAATTTTTCTTAGAACAACATCGAAGACTCTTCGATGATCAAGACTTAAAAGAGGTTCTCCAATACATCGACGGGGATGATGATGTCCTAGCTCAGCCCGAGTATTGGGATAAAAATAGAAAATTTTTAGTTTTTATTGAAGAAATTCAACTATTAATTAATTCTGGCTTACTTGATGAAGACGTCTGTTTGTACATGTTCGGGCATTACGCTAGTTGTGCAATGAATGGAAAAAACTTTATGGAAGGCATTGATTTCACAGATGGTCACTGGGGATTATTTAAAAAATTTGCAATTGAATATGAAAGCAGAAAAAAACTCTACAGCACAAATTACGTTAAAGATCTAAAAAACTAATAAAAGATTTTATTTAATCTAGCGAGACTTAATTGATCAAGTAGCTATCTCCCCACTCCACTTGACTGTGACTCTTTTGCCACATACTAGGTTCAACCCCCCAACAACCTCTGCACCCACCGCACACTCACCCCGTACTCCCGAGCCAGCGCGCGGGTGTTGCGGGTTCTGGTTCTGGTTCTGGTTGGTTGAACGTCCGTTGAACGCCCGTTCAACGCCCGTTCAACGCCCGTTAAACCGCCTTCATCACTGCCACCACCATTGGCAGAAGCACCCTTTTTCGCGCCCCTTGCCTTGGCAGACGCTTGCCCTGCCTTGCGCTGCTGCTCTTGTTTTTGGTGATAGGCAGCAATCTCCGCATCACAGCGCTCGTTATGCCAGCCGTCCTCACACAGCGTGAAGAACTCCTCAAGGACGATATCGAGCGCAGCGCGCTGCTCATCCGTCACAGCCCGCACACGTCTTGCCAGCTTTTTCACATCGCTGTTCAACGGGCGTTCCGTGTCGTAATACAAATCCAACAGTTCCCGGTACAACGCCCGTTCAACGAACGTTAAATGGATGGTTGCGCTGTTGAAGTCGCCAATATGGTGGGGGTAGTGATTCATCGTTTTCTGCCTCCGCCCCACACTCACACCAGCGCCTGCTGCTGCGGCACCGCCCGAATAGGCGTGATATCGTGGCCCGTCACGCCGCACTTGCGCAGCACCTGCAGGCGCTCCACCCGCCGCGCCTTCACCAGGCCATTGACCGTGCTGGAAATGCTCGACATATCCACCCACGCACCCGTCGCATTGAAATACGCCGTGCGCAGCTCCTTGGCAGACATATTCACCACCCCCTGGCGGTGCTGCTCAATCAACACCGCCAGCAAACGGCCCTGAAACTGCGCCATCAGCTTGGGGCTCAGCCCCCAGTACGCCTGTGCCTTGGCATCCAGCGAAGTGACAAACGCCACCCCACCGCCACCAGCAGCGGCAGCAGCTGCCACAGGCATAGCAGCCATCGACTCAGCTTGCATAGTTCACCTCCGATATCGAAGTGCAGGAATAAAAAGCCCCGACCACTGCACTGCAGCGTGTTGACGCTGCCGGAGACATGAGCAGCCACCCGCAGCACAGCATGGGAAAAGTCAGGGAGGAAAAACTTTGAGATATCGCGCGCATAGCCATCAGCCCTCACGCTCACGCCTGGCCACGCGGCCAGCCACCGTGTTCACCAGCGCCGTAATACCGGCCATCAGCTCATTGGCCTCATGCTCCACACGGCGCAGCGCATTGCTGCTCACCACACCCTGCTCAGTGCGCAGCGCATCTGCAGCTGCAGCGGTGAAGTCCCCCATGGCCTGCTGCACAAAGCGAAAAGCCTCCCAGGCATCGCCTTCAGCCACATCAGGGCGCGCACGCAGGCACACGTGATCCAGCGCCGCAGCCATCGCATACAGCACATACGGCAGGCCAGACACCACCTGCAAGGCCACCGCCTCCTTCAACGTCAGGTGGTGCGTGGTGTTGTTGGGGTTGAGCTTGTGCTGCAGCGTGTTGGCAGACACCCCCATGCGCGCAGCCAGTGCAGCCACACCGCCAGGCGTCTCTTGCGCAATCAGAAAGGCGGCATCCAGCACATCCATGCCACGGGCAATGTCGGCCTTGGGCGCGTTTTCGCCATAGACCGGCACTGCGGCCGCCATGAAACTAACACCTGTCATCAGCCCCCCCCCCTTTCGGAGACACCATGGCAACAGCACCCACACCAACCGCAGCACCAAGCGCAGAAGAATTTGCAGCCCTGCAACTACGCGTCACAGCGCTGGAAGAATTTCTGGCCCAGCTGGCCACAGTCCTGGAATGCGAGCCACGCGGCTTCACCGCAGAACGGATGAACCACTGGCTGAACATCTGCACAGCCAAAATGATCACCACCGGCAGCGCCAAGCCCGAAGAAGTCGCCGCACTGCGCCGCTTGCAAGGCATCGTCGTCGGGTAAGCGCCATGCTGCGCACATGCAACACCCGATATGGCGCCTGCACACCCCGTGGCTACGATGGAAGCTCCTACACCAACCACCGAACCACGGAGGGCAGACATGAAACGGGACATGGACTTGATACGGCGGATTGCCCTTGCAATCGAAGAACTCCCGCCCGACGAACCTTTGAAGGACCTACCAGGCGTAGACGCCCATGTGTTTGCCCTGCACGCGCAATGGATGCAGGAAGCAGGACTCGTCACAGCCACGCTGCACCCGAGCAATGGCCGCGAGCCAGCGGACTTCGCAATGATCTGGCGACTGACCTGGAATGGCTGCGAATTTGCCGAAGCCGTACGCAGCGACACTCTGTGGGCCAAGGCAAAAAAGCAAGTCATAGCGCCCTCAAGCTCCTGGACCTTTGGAGTGCTGACGGACTGGCTCAAGTCCGAGATCACGAACGGCCTCAGCAAAATCGCTGGCAGCTGACAGCGCAGCCCTCAGCTCCAGCGCACATGCCAGCAAGGCGTTGTCACATGCCGTCACCAGCGATACCGCTGACGACTGATCGGCTGGCCAATAGCACAGAGAGGAATTGGCCTGCTGCGCCCAGCGCTCTGCAAGCAAGAGCAACTCTTTGGTATCTGTCTGCTTGTCACGCATGACCGCCCCCCTTCACCACAGCCCCAGGGCCACGCTTGTTGGAACATGCCGCACGCAGATCAATGCCCTGCAGCTTGTCTTTACCGACTTCTGCCAGGTACTTCAGACGTGCATGGGGAACGCCGTCATGCCGCCACTTGCTGACGCTTGGCATGCGGACTTCACAAAGACGCGCAACCTCGGCGGTCCCGCCAAGGGCGTCAATCACAAGGACTGCATGTTGGTTCATGCATCAAATGTTAGATCAAGCTAACTACAGATGTAAGCCTAGGCGAACAAATATTTAGTTAGGCTACGCTAATGAAAACAGTGCAAGAACGACTCCACGAGATTTTCCCGCCGCCATTGCAACGGGGTCTTATGGCACGCATTGCTGAGATTTGTGAAGTAAGCCGCCCCACGGTTTCGGCCTGGTTTAACTCGCCCGAAAAGGTCTCCACCATCAGCCGGACAAATGCAGAACGCATTTGTCAACACTTCAGCCTGAAGATCAGCCCCGCATGGCTTGCAGAAGGAATTGGAGGCAAAGAGCTGCCACAAGGCGTTGAAATAGGCGCCGTCACCTTCTTGCACAATAGCAATGTCGAACCCGGCCCAGACGTAAAAGGCAAAGTTCCCCTTGTCTCTTGGGTTCAGGCCGGTGCTTGGTGTGAGGCGTGCACTCCTGTGGATGTATCAGAAGTAGAGCGCTGGCTTGCTTGCCCAGTGCCACATAGCAAAAGCACATTTGTACTGCGCGTGCGCGGAGACAGCATGACAGCCCCCACGGGCAATGCGCGCACGTATCCTGAGGGATGCCTGATCTTTGTGGACCCCGAGCGCCGCGCTCCCGTCAACGGCGACCGCATCGTGGCCTGCCTGGTCGGCAGCAATGAGGTGACATTCAAAGTCTTCAAAGACGAAGACGGCCGCCGCTGGCTGCAGCCCCTGAACCCCAGCCACGAGCCCATCCGGCAACCCTTCAAGGTGCTGGGCACAGTGATTGGGAAGTGGGAAGATGGGTGAAGTCGGACAATATGCTGGAAATAGTTGAAATCATTCGCCAAGCTGACAGCGGGACTCAAGAGCCTTTCATCTGCCGCGGCATGGATCAGGAAATCTACTATGTCAAAGGGGGCAGAAGGACCAACAGATCAAGCTTGATTCACGAGCATTTGTGTGCTGAGTTAGCCCAAAGACTTGGCCTCCCACAGCCTCCCTTCCACCTCGCTCACATTTCAGAGGACTTGATCGAAGAAACGCCTGCTCACCTCGCATCAATTGGAGCCGGTGTATCTTTTGCCTCACAAGAAAGACCAGGATGCACACTACTCACTCCACCACAAGTGGACAGCATTCCTTTGGAGCTGCGCCAAAAATTACTAGTTTTTGACTGGTGGATCCTGAATGGGGACAGGCAAGACTGGAACAGCAACCTGCTTTGGGATCAGTCGAGCATGGAAGTCACGGTGATCGATCACAACTTGGCGTTCGACCACACACTTAGCTTAGAAACTTTCTTGGAGTACCACATCTTTCGGGAAGACTGGCACACTATTGACCTTGCCGCGAGGGCACAGTATCAAGCGCTGCTCTGCGATGCAATGAGCAGCACCTTCCTCAAGGCCTGTGGGACTATCCCGGAGGAATGGTTCTTCCTACCACCGGACTGTGTAGATCCTGCCAACATTGATCTCAATTGGATCCAGCAAACCCTCGCACGTTGCGAGTCGGATAAATTCTGGAGGTTGCCATGACACCTCTTGCATGCCGCTACTCAATCATTCAATTCACCCCTTTTGCTGAAACAGGAGAGTTTGCCAACATTGGCATCGTTCTCGCTTGCCCTAAGACTGGCTACTTCAGCTTTTTGATTGAAAGAAAGAAGTACCGTCGTATTACTTCTTTTTTCAGAGGGATCGAGCGATCGCACTACGTTGCTGCTGTCGATTCGACGGTGGATGAGTTGAATTTTGTCCTGAACTTCATCAACGACAAGAACCATGTAAGCATTGATCCTGAAAAGGTCAGGCACTTCATGACATCTTTGACTCGCCCCCGTGAGGCAATCATCAAGTACAGCCCTGAGCGTGTAGTTATGTGCGCAGATCCTGAAGGCATGCTCAAAAAATTGTTTGCGCACTACGTTGAGCATGACTTTGCCACGAGGGAGTATGTTGAAGAGCGCATTAACTCCCACATCAAGTCAATCCTTGATGAGCTGCGTTTATCGACGCCGTTCAAGCAAGCTCGGCTGGGCTCTGATGCCATCAGCACTCAATTTAAATTCGTGCAGATTGCTGATGACAAACCCATCAAACTCATCAAAGCGTTGAACTTAAGTCACAAAGATCCTATCGAAATAGGTGACCATGGTGATACTTGGGTTAGCCGGATGAAACGACTCGAACGAGCAAACCCTTCTGCTATGCCTAAGAAAAGGCTTTTCACAGTTGAACTGCCTCCTACAGAAGACGCAGTTCGCTGGAAAGAAAGTCTTGCTGTGATTGATAACCTACAGGAAATTGGTATTCAAATCGTTGATACAGCCTCACCAACAGCGGATGAAGATATCAGCAGATTTGCACTTGCCTCGTAATGACAGAAGCCCGCCGCAAGCGGGCTTTTTTACGCCCTCGACCCCACCGCTCCAACCACCTGAGCACCCATACCAGATACAAACTGGCAGCTCCCCCACACCCAGCATCCAAACGGCACAGCCATCCAGACAACACAGCCCACCATCCGGTGGGCTTTTTTTCGCCCCCACCGTCGCACCACCCCAACATTCCCGACAAACGGTAGCTTAATCTTACTAATTTGTTAGCCTTATCTATTGATTATTTGTTAGCTCAGTCTAACAATAGACCCATCGCAACAGCGTTGGGCCCCACGGCATCCCCCTCAACAAGGGACGATTGAGAGCAACCTGAACTCCGACAGGTCGGACTGGCTCTCCAGTGCAAGGCTCAACAACGCTGAGGCGACACCGGCCAGATGGTCAACCGGCGTCGGAAACGATGGGAAGGGTTCAGAGCTAAGGCGGAATCGGCCGCCTGCCCGGGGTGCCATGAAGGTGATACCTCTTCACCGCAAAGGATGAGGCACTATTGGCCTGGAGCCGGGCAACCGGGAACAGCCAGGCCGACAAACCACAGCCTTGTGACAGATGGCTGCGGCTTGAAAGACACAGAGAGATTTGCAGCTATTTCATCGTGTATATACACTGCAGATCAAAAGACTACATAATGAGCGAAATGAAGAACTTGATCATCTCTGAGCCCATACTGGAGAAGCTGGACGAGAAGCACGGTGTATGTCGAAGAGAAGTCGAGCAATGCTTTGAAAACCTTGATGGACCGCTATTAATTGATGATCGCGAAGATCACAAAAGCGCCCCACCTACTCTATGGTTCCTTGCTAGAACCAATCGCAACCGACTCTTGAAAGTCGTGTATATACAAAGAGGTCAACGGATCTTTTTGCGTACTTGCTACGAACCCAACGAGACAGAGATCTCGATTTATGAACAAATGAGATAGCACTGAGGTTGAGACCATGAATACGAAAATTGAATCTACAGACAAAGCTTGGGATGAGCGCCAGCTTGGCGCTTCTGCTGAGCACGCACAGGTCGCCAGCGCAGAGCATTTGGGGGCCTTGAACGATGCACTGGGGATGCAATCGATCTCGATCCGCCTGCCTAAAGAGATGATTGAGGCATACAAGATGATCGCGGCTCATCATGGCGTAGGCTACCAACCCTTGATGCGCGATATCTTGCAACGCTTCATTCCTGAGGGCCTGAAGGAAGTCATGGCTCACCATGTGCATGAGGCCAAAGAAGCTGAAGAGCGCATGGAAGAAATGCGCAAGGTTGCCTAAACCCTCCAACGCCTACAACCCAAACCGCCCATCGAGGCGGTTTTTTCATGCCCAAACACACGCGGTTTCCAAACCAAGATTTCCCCAGCCCACCACCCGGTGGGCTTTTTTTCGCCCCTGCACAGGCTGCAGGGCCATGCAGCGAGTCTTTTTGCCACCTTGCGGGTGTCAGCCGCGCCAGCTTCCCTCTTGGCTGGTGTGGCGGTGCGAAAAGACTCACCCCATGGCTAGCGCCAACACTTTTCAAGCCGGGTTGTGGGCCCAACTCCTCCCACCTTCTCTCACTTCCCACGACACGCCAAGGCTGCAGGCTTTGCTTGGCACCGGCTTTCTTATTCCATGCGTCACGGAGAAAGACCATGCAAACCCCCACCACCGAAGCTGCGCACCAGCGCATACGCGCCAACGCGCCTGAGTACTTTGGGTTCAGCGATGTGGAAGACCCCACCATGTGGCTAGCCTTCTACCTAAACAACCTGGCAGACCAGGTAGCACTGAAACACCTGTACCAGACGCAAGACTTTGACGAAGGCACCACACACGCCCTGCACTTCGCCTGCGTGCTGCTCACCGACAAGGTGTGCGAAACAGCCAAAGAGTGCCAACGCTGCGGCCTGCTGCCCTTTGCCTGGCATGGCACGCAGTACTTTCGCCGCCACTGCGCAACGCAGGGGCCCATACATGCCACCCACTGAGGCGGTTTTTCATTGCCACCGCACAGGAGCCACCACATGCCCAGCATTCCACCCGGCCGCCTGACCCTGCCGCGCGTGTCCGTGTTGAACCCTGAGTTTCGCTACACCAGCGCCGCCGCCACCAACGTGGCCGAAACCATCGCCCGAGAGCGCCGCCTGCAAGCCCAAGAGCAAGCCCGGCAACGCAGCACCAGCCATGCTGGCCAGCACACGCTGCCCGGCATACCCAGCCAAAACCGCCCCACGCGCCTGGTCGCAGGGCTGGGCCACAAAGTCATTGAACTGCCCTCTTTGTGATTGGAGAGCACATGCAACCCCGCGCCTACCATGTTCAAGTTGTCACACCCCAGGGCCGCAGCGCCTACATCACCCTGGCAAACGGCGGCTGCACCGCAGTTGCCCACGCCATGCAGCACTTCCCCAGCGCCCGCCGCATCAGCGCCAAGCCCGTGCGCACCAGCTCCGCTGGATGAACTGCTGCACCAGCTGCGCGCCCACGACCTGCGGCGCAAGCAGATTCTGAACGCTATCGAAACCAAAGCAGCCAGCGCACACCCTGCCTTTGCATCACTTCAAAACTACTTTGAAAGCGAGCAACGGCGTGCGCTAGGCGCTCTGAAATTTGCACACCGCAAGCTGCACCTATGACCACCACCAAACCCCACGGCTACTGGCAGCGCAATGCCCAGCTGCTGCGCGACCAGGCCAAAACCATGACCTGCAAAGAGCTGGCCACAGCGCACCATGCCACGCCCAAACAGATCCGGCACCAGCTGCACCTGCTCAAAACCACCTGCAAAAGCGCCAAGCTGGCGCGCTATGAGCACCTGAGCGAGCTGTGCAAAAAGCAGCTGTCTGTGCGGCAGATTGCAGAGCTTGAGGGCAAGACCACATCTGCCATCTACCAGGAGCTCAAGCTGCACGGCCTGAGCACCATCAACACCCAGCTGCGCTGGACAGAAGCCGCCATTGCAGAGCTGACCGAGCAGGCACAGACACGCACCGCCGCAGAGCTGGCTGCCCTGCGCCAGTTTGAGCTGAAGTACATGTACAAGCTGCTGCGCCGCTTTGGCATCAAAACGCGCCCACACCGCACCGTGGTGCCGCGCTCCCCAAAGCCCAAGGCGGCACCCAAGCAGCGCACCGCTGCCGCATACACGCCCGTGCTGCGCAAGCCAGCGCAGCCGGCCTATGCACTGCCACAGCCCAAGCCCCAGCCAGAAATCATCTGGCCCGCCCATGTGCAAGTGCAGCGCATCACCACCCGCATTCCAGACAACGCGCCCATGTGCGCCAGCACCAGCCGCAAACCACTGGTGCTGGGCAAAAACTTCTGCAACGGCCCACGGGCCACCTAACGCACACACACCATGCAACACAGCAAGCTCACTCCCATCCTGCTGGGCATTACCGGCCTGGCCAACGCAGGCAAAGACACCCTGGCCCAGCTGCTGGCCACCCACTGCGGCGCCCGCACCATGGCCTTTAGCGACGGTATTTATGCCGAAGTAGCTGAAGCCTTTGACTGCACCATCACCGACCTTGCCCTGCGCAACACCAAGGAACAGCCTCAGCCCTGGCTGGCACTGGTGCACTGCCGTGACGTAGCCTTTGTGCAGCGCATGCAAGACCACCTTGCCGCCCAGGGCCACGCCCTGGACCTGATGGCAGCACGCAGCCCCCGCACCATTTTGGAATGGTGGGGCACTGAATACCGCCGCCACCAGAACCCCGCCTACTGGGTCCACACCGTGCGCCAGCGCATCCAGCGCCTGCGCAGCGTGGGCTGCAAGATGCCCATAGTGATCAGCGATGTGCGCAAGCCAGACGAAGCCGCCATGCTGCGCGAGCTGGGCGGCCACCTGTGGCGCATCACCCGCCCCGGCAGCGAAGTGCAGACCGCCCACGCCACATCCACCACCGGCCAGGAATTTGCGCCAGACCTCACCCTCATCAACTGCCACGACATTGCGCACCTGCAGCACATTGCGCTGGTGCAGTGGTGGGAGCTGCTGCGCAAGGAAAGAAGCCACGCATCACACTGATACGCAATCACAGCCATGACAGCCCCCATACCGCCAGAGCCAGCACCCCTTAACCGCGCCCAGCGCCGCGCCCTCAAACACAAGCGCGGCATAGCCGCGCCCACTTGGGGCAGCGGCCGCATGATCAGCACCGCCGCCATTGACAAAGCCCACGCCTGCCGCCCCTTCACAGAAGAAGAAACCGCCACCGCCCACGCCCTCACCGCGCTGGCATGGCAAGCCCTGCAAGACGGCACCGGCACCGAAGACGACTTTGACCGCGTAGCCAAAGTCATCAACATGGCCAAGATTCGCGCCCTGGAAATCAGCACCTGGCTGGCTGATGAGCTGGAAAAAGCACAGGACGCCATGACCGCCTGCAAAGCCCGCTACGACAAGCACGGGCGCTTTGGCTTCACCGGCCCGGAACTGCTGGTCATGCGAGACGCCATGGCCTACCAGGTCGAAATCGTCAACGCATCCAGCCTGGAACAAATGCGCCGCGCATACCGCGTGATGCGCAGCACCCTCATCAAACAAGCCCAGGAACGCGCAAAGCAGGGCCTGCCGCCCATGCCAGACGAGCTGCGCGTGTAGAAGAAAGGAAGCCGCTCATGATCGGCGAACAAACCACCGGCACCATCGACGGCCTGCACATCACCGCCGTCAGCCACCAGCCACCCCAGGCCACCTACCAGGGCCGCCCCGTGCGCTTGGCCATCGTGGACGATAACGGCCAAATCCTGGCCGCCGGCATCGACGTGGCCAAAGAAGTGGAAGCCACCGTCATCAACTGCTACCGCAACACCCTGCGCGGCCAAGGCTTCCTGCGCGTACACAGCCAGCCCATCGCCGTGGCACAGCGCGTAGCGTGAGGGAGGCACCGTGAGGCGGTTTAGACGATTGACGACACCCACCCACAAAAAAGCCCACCCGGCATGGTGCCGTGTGGGCTTTAAACAATGTGCTACTGCCGCGGTTTCAAGGGCAAGTGCGAATAAGGGCAGCACTTCAGAAAGACAGTTGCTTTGATCAACAAAGCTTGCAAGGAAGAACTTGAGCCATTGCCGCATAGCCCTACGAGCGCTAAGAGGTCGTAAGAAATTTCCGGTTTTATAAACTCAATATGAGGTATGATTTGCGGAAATTCCCTCTAGGAGCTGATGTGTCTAAACCTTTTGAGCTAGCCTTCTCGAATTCACTGACTGGTCCAGTAGTTACAGATCTTGAACTCGTTGACACTCGGCTGCAAGAGTTGCATCCAACGCTTAACAGGGAACTTTTGGCCGACGTAGTGGCACAAGCATTGAATGAACGTAATGACGTAACCGAAGCCTCAGCACCAACTGAAGCAGGTGTTCTGCAATGGCTGAAGACCGTCAAACTACTGCGCACATGGCTTAGCTCTAAAGACTGGAGCATCCAGAACACCCAGAACTGCCCCTTCATTGTTTCTCCAGACCGCAGCGTCTCAATCGTGATCCTGACTGGAAGTTCAGAAACAGGACGCCAAGGTTTTGGTGAGCCGACCAATCAAGCTGAGAAAGGTGCCGTTGCAGAACGCTTCGTTCAGAACAACCAACTTGCGCTCTTTAACCAAGACTCCTTCAAGCTCGCTAAAGAGAAGCAAAAAGAAACCCAAGTATGGGCACTGCTGTATCACTACGACAAGAAATTAAATGAAGTTCGATTCGAACTTTCGCTTCCAACAGCTTTTGGAAAGAAGAAAATTACTGCTTGGGGGGAACGCCTTATCCTAGGCAGCATCCCCAACAACACAACCGACTTCACCATCCGCGAGGACGTACCTAACGCCCCTGCCACAGTGGAAGTTCAGCCAAAAACCGGCACTAATTGAGTAAATAACCATGTCAGATATCAACCCCAAGCAAATCACATTTGCCAGGGTTCGACGGCGCTACACCAAAGCGCAATTAGCCAAGGAGCTGGGTGTTACCAGCCGTACCGTACAAAACTACGAGGCCGGAACGCCCGCTCCTGACACAGAAACCTTGGCAAAAATCGCAAAACTGCTGAACTTTCCCCAGCAGTTTTTTTTCATTGATGAAGACATGCCTGATCTTCAAGATCACGCCGTGAGTTTTCGTGCGCTCTCCAAAATGTCAGATTCAATGAAAAAATGCGCATTCAGCGTCGCCTCAATCGCCTTTAAAGTAAATGATTGGCTGGAAGAGCGCTTCAACCTGCCTCAAGCAGATTTGCCTGATCTGAGCGATCTTGAACCTGAAGAAGCCGCGGCCACGTTACGCCGCATGTGGGGCTTAGGCAATGCACCCATCCCCAACATGATTCACTTGTTGGAATCCAAAGGCATCCGCGTCTTTTCTTTGACTGAAGAAGTGCGTGACGTCGACGCTTTTTGCACATGGAACGAAGGGACTCCTTTTGTATTTCTCAATACATTGAAATCCGCCGAGCGCAGTCGATTTGATGCTGCCCACGAACTAGCGCACCTAGTGCGTGACGTTTATTCCATGCGACATGGAGAAGCGCGCGGCCCTGAAATCGAGCGCCAAGCAGATGCATTTGCATCAGCTTTTTTAATGCCTAAAGAAAGTGTAATAGCCAACCGCCCCCCCGCCTATACCACTAACTACCTGATGAAGCTCAAGCATTATTGGGGAGTTTCGCTGGTTGCTATGGCCTATCGTTTCCACTCACTGGGGCTTATTACGGAATGGAACTACCGCACTCTTTGCATCGAAATGGCAAAGAAAGGTTATCGCACCAATGAGCCAGAAGAGATGGAGCGCGAAAAATCTCAGCTATTGACCAAAGTACAGGACTATATGCAAACGCAAAAGCAAAGTTGGCGGGATATTGCGCAAAGCCTAAGTTTGAGCCTGCACGAAATTCAAGCACTGACGTTTAGATTGACGACGCTATCTGTTGTTAATGGGGATGCGGCAGTACCAACAATTAAACCACCGCCTAAATTGCGGCTAGTTTCGTAACCATGAAGCCTGCAAACGCAGGCTTTTTTATTCAACGTCGCATAGGTTCAAGAGAATCTTGTAAATGTTTATGAAGCCTTCCTAAATTCCTGACTGCTTCATCAACTTTCTGAGCTCTAGCTAATGATTTCGAGGCTTGTGCTGTTCGGTCACCACCAGCAGTGAACTCGCGTATCGCTACGCGGGAATAAGCCAACTCGGCCATGATTACCAACAAAGAGGACACAGCACTTGCACACGGCTTTGAAGCAAGCAAAACGCGAATAGTCTCCTCAAGACCTTCAATACGTTCCGTACTTGAGCTTGGAGGCCGCTTACTATCACCCGACAGCTTTCTTGCTAAATCTTTCAGTGCATGGTGTGCATCATTTGCTGCGTACAAGCATGCCCAAACTGATGCCTCATCTGATTCAAGCTGCAAACGGCGTTGTTGAAACTCTGCATGCTTAATCTGCCTTCCAACAAATCTTCCTGCAAAAATTATTGCTAGCAACCCTCCGATCGCTTGTACCCATGAAGCTGTACCAGGGTGGCTTTCAATCCAGCAAAGAGCAGACTGGCCCACTGCAGCCCATAAAAACCAAAGCACAAAAAAGCTAACAAACACCGCTGCTGCAATAAATGTCTGTTCACTCGTCATTGGCCATAAGCTGTTTTTCTTCTCGCTCATACCTTCCCCTCTTGCCAGAAATGGCAGCAAGGTTACACTACACCCCGTCACGCCCGTAAAGCGTGATCGGGATTGGCGTCCTGAAGCAATTTCCTGCGGTGACAACAAAGCCGCACCATGCTCCGCAGTTGTGCGGCTTTGTCGTCTGTGGCCCCAGTTTTATGGTGGCTCGGAGGGAGAGCCGCAAGGCTCGCCGGTTTTGCCGCAGGGTTGCCCGGTACGCCAATCCCTTCGAGTCACCGCCCTTTGATTGGCGTCAGATGGCGGTGGTTGTAGCAAACATGCAACCTACGGAGGCCACGATGGCTGATATCACCCCCTTTAACTTCGGTAACCACGCTGTCCGCGTCATTACCCGAGACGGTCAACCTTGGTTTGTCGCCAATGACGTATGCCAAGCCCTTGGCTACAGCAATACCAGCAAAGCGATTGGCGACCACCTGGACGAGGACGAGCGTATGACCATAACTGCCAGTGACGGTCAAAGCTTTGACTCTAACCAGTCGTTAGAGTCAACCTCAAAGGGTGTCACGAATAGCGACACCCTTCGTAATAGAGGTGGTGCACGTCATTTAGTCATCATCAGCGAATCCGGCCTCTACGCCCTCATCCTTCGCAGCCGCAAACCTGAGGCACGCAAGTTCGCCAAATGGGTCACCAGCGAAGTGCTGCCCACCATCCGCAAAACCGGCAGCTACCAAAGCAACACCCAGAGCCAGCGCACCGCACTGGCCCACCAGCTGGCCAGCCAGGCCACCGCGCAGGTGTTTGACACCGTGTTCCGCGCCGTGATGGATGGCAGCTTCAACCCATCGCTGGACCGTCTGCTGCTCAGCTTTACCCCCGGCGGCCCCAATGGCGAACACACCCCACAGGCCACCACCCTGCCGCACAACGCCATAGTGACCACCGTGCCACACTTCATACGCGCCGTGGCGAGTGATCTGGCCATTACCACCCCAGACCTCACCAGCCTCGCCCTCGCCTGCACCCAACGCCTTGCCAGCCGCACCTGCCGCCAGCAAGGCGTTTTTTCATGATTGATAGCACCCAGCGCTTGCTCCACAAGCGTTAGAGGCTAATTTCCTTCACATCAACCAGCCCACCACCCGGTGGGCTTTTTGTTTTTCTGGAGATGCCATGAGCAACAACTGCCCCCATTGCGCCCGTGAGCACAGCCATGCCAACCTCACGCAGTTCTTTACGGAAGTCTTTAACACGCTGTCTGAACTGCGCCCAGGCTGGCATGGATCTGCGCTTCAGCCACTTGGGGAATGCTGCCCATGAATATGGCCCTTTGGATTGTCTTTGGACGCAATCACATGAAATGGAACACCGGATGACCTCACGCCGCAAACGCCAGCGCCGCGACAAGCGAGCGCCTTGGCCAGACTTTGATGAACCCCAGCCCCGCCAGTGAGCGGGGCTTTTTCATGACCCAAGCCCGCAAGGGTGACTATCAGCCTGAAGAATCATGAGCCACACACACTTTGCATTGCTTGCCAAATTTGGCGATGTGAACATCCCGCTGGAGAAGATCTGCAAGGACTTCTTTGGCATGGAGCCCAAAAAGGCCAATGAACGCGCATGCCTGCAGGATCTGCCAGTGCCTGCGTACAAGCTGGGAGGCCAGCGCAGCCCTTGGTTAGTGGATGCCAAGAAGCTGGCTGACTATATTGACCTGAAGAAGAAAGAGGCCGAAAACGACTGGCTGAAGATGCGTGCTTAA